ATGCGTGAAATTATAGAAAAATACGACGCTTTTGTAAAGGACCTGATTGCACATCAGGAGCGCCAGGCGTCCCGCTATGTTACGCGTGACGATGGTAAGAGGGCACTCTCCTATCAAAGCCGGGCAACAATGCTCCGCGAGATGTGGCAGGCGATCAGCAATGCCGCCCAGAGTACCAAAATTGCCCCTGACGATATCGACGAGGCATCGTTGCGCCTCACTCCGGCCGACATTCAAGATCTGCCGCCAGAGCTCATACAGGAACTCAGCATCAGTGAATCCGACCGAAAGGACTTCATGGTGCTGGACATCATTGACTCGCTCGGTGGCGTAACGTCCCTAGACAAGATCCTGGTCACTATTTACCACCGAACGAACGAAATTGAGAAACGCACTCGATTGAACGCTCGCCTGTACAGAATGCAACAAAAAGGCATGGTGTTCTCCACCCCCGACCGCAAAGGGGTCTACTCGACCAAGCCTTTCCTCAACTCCAAAGACGGCGCAAGCAACGAACCCTCCACGGGCGCCGACGACGCTCAACCCAACTTCGATTTGGTCTGATGGCATAAGAATGAAAAAGGGGAAAGGTTCCCTTTCCCCTTTTTAGCACCCGGCAAGCTACGGCAGGCGACGTGGCATGGCGGTGAATGCAGGATGCTTGGACTGCAAGTTTAGCAACTCAAAGTCTAACACTGTGTCACACCACCGGGCAATCCTTCGCCTGAAAGGAGGTGACTATGTTTGAGCAAACAGTTGAGCTTTAACTTCCCCATTCCGGAAGGAATGAAGGTGATCTTCCGTCCCTACATTACGCTGAAGAACGGTCAGCGTCTGTGGGCCAAACAGGTGGGTAAACGGGCCTTCCCGTTGATCGTCCCCGCCTAACATCAACCAGCGACCGCTCTAGCCAAGCGGTCGCTGCCATTGGTGCGGTCCTTGTTGCGCACGCGGCGCAAGGGGATGGCGCTGCACTAGGGTGTGACTCCCTCGCCTCGAATGGACCCCTAAAACCCGTTCACCTGATCGGCCATGCCTGCGCAGTAGCCCGATGCCGTGCGGCGCACTCCCCATACTGCATAGCCAGCGCCATATAGCTGCGCGCCAGATCGTCCCAGCTATCGCTCGTCACCTCCGCCACTGGCGGGCACGGCTGGGCCAGGTTGGCCGGCAGAATTGGCCAGGCGGCCGGCTTCGTTGATGTGCTGCAGCCGCTCAGGGTCAAGACGACAGCCAGCAGGCAAAGGGCTTTGCACTTCGACACGGGTATACCTCTCGATAACTTTGGGGCTGGCATCCCGCAGCGCGGTCAACGCGCCTTCAAGGGTGGTAGATATCCCGCTCAGGCGAGCGGTGTGCGCCTTGAACTCGGCGAGCTCCGCCATCGCGTGATCGGTGTTCGCCCTGGCGATTCCTGCCTTATATTGCCTGGCGCCGTACCAGTGCCGCTCTGCCAGCAGGCCGGCCAGCAGCAGCGCGCCGGCGGCCGCGCCGATCAGGGCAAATCGGACAGACATAGCCGCCTCCGATCCAGCGCCCGGTTATACAGGCCCCGATAGAACGTGGTACCGACATACGACCAGACCGGCCGCCCGTTAGGCGAATGAGCAAAGGCATCGCACGCCTCTTCCCACTTCCCCTCCCACATCAGCCCCACAGCACGGCTTGCGCAGACACGCGGATTGCCGAAGTGATGCCCCATGTCGCTGGCAGCATCGAAAGCACCCTGGCGAATCGTGGCCGGCAGGCAGCCGGCCAGGTCGAGCTGGCCACCCTCGACCACCAGGCGCTCGATCTCGGTGCACTTCTCCGGCGACCAGTAATCGCCCACCACCAGCGGCTCCTTGACAGTGTGCCGGGTCAGCCCACGGCAAACGGTGGGCAAACCCCCGGCCAGCTTGTCGACATACACAACGTTTTGCCCCTCTCCTTCCCAGCGACTGAGCATGCGCTCAAGGTCAGGCGAAAGGAGCGCGAGTGCTCCCGACGCGACCAGCCCGGCCGCAGTTGCGGCACCAGCCTTCACCCATTTGCTCATAGCTCGCACCTCGACTTGATCGCTTCCATCCGCGCTTCATGCTCGGTCCTCTCGCGCCGGTCCCGCCGGCGCTGGTAGAAGAGATTTGCGAACAGGCCGCCAAGGGCGATCAACACCCCCGCCCAGCCGATCCAGTTCACCTGCGTAGCCCAGCCCAGCACACCCGTGGCGGCCCCGGCTTCCGTCGCCCGGTTGGCCGCAGTGATTGCGGCATCGTCCAATTTCATTCTCATGGTCCTTTGGGGCATAGCAGCCTCCCGATAGACGAAAAAAAGCCCGCCGAAGCGGGCAGGCTGTTGGGCTTACAGGCCCGGCAGGCCAGCCATGGGACCCCAAACCTCGTGCAGGTATGAGTACACCTGCTGTACCTCGTATTCCGTCAGCTTCCGCCCGAACACAGCGGTCATTTCAAGCTCGACGGATCCCTGACTTCCGATAGCGGTCCCGCTCCAGGGGTAGAAGCCACCGAAGCGCAAAGCGCGGGCCTGATCCGGCGTCGGGCCGGAGGCCGGGCCCGTCTCGCCCCAGGTCAACGCCCCTGCGCGCCCAACGGCCACATTGCTGTAAGTGCCGCCGATGCAGCTGACAAAGACGTGCCACTTGCTGTCGTCAAGCGACGAGATGTCGATACGCCCACGCACGCCGACCGCTGTCGAAGACACCTGGATCGAGTTCGCATAAACGGGCACGCCCCCGTCAACCGTGAAAAGGCAGGAATCGCCCACAAAGATCGAGCCAGACGGATTCCCGAAATTCGATGCCAGATAGGCATTGCCGGCGTTCCCGCCAGTCACCTTCCGGGGCTTGGCTACGGATACGACGGTGTAATCACCCTGTGGGGTGAAGGCGGACTGAAAACAGTCAGCACGCCGGCAGATAGCCCCGAGCGGCAACACGTCGGGCACGCCCGCCACGGTCAGCTCAGGCTCGCCCTCGACGTAGTTGTAGAGGCTCGCCTCAAGCGACAAGCCGTAGGTGTGCAGCGACACAAGGTCCTGCGAAAAAGGCAGCGCCGGCGCGGCAAACGCGCCCAGCTTGGGGAAGTTGCCGGCAAGGCTGACGCCTGCCAGGCGCGGGATGTAAGTGGTCATTGGCAACCCTCAGAAACTCAAAAAGCGGTGAAAAAACGACTGGGCGATGTGCTCACCGCCATCTTTGGACGGGTGCAGGGCGTCCCCCCACTGGCCCATCTCGTCCATGACACTGAAATCGCCCCATTCGTCGTAGAGGCTCAAGAATTCAGCCCCGTTATGGATAGCCACTTCGTACGCCGCGTCTCGGTAAACGCTCAGCGGGCGGCCAGGCGTGGCGTTCGATTGAGCAGGCACGACGAAGACAAAGCCGCACCCGGGGACTTGCGAACGCACCTCCGAGATCCACATTTCCAGCGCGGCCCGATAATCGGCCACCGATGCACCGGTGCGGTAGTCGTTCGTGCCCAGGATCAGGAACACCACATGCGGCTGCAATCGCTGGGCATAAGGCGCGACCTGGCCTGCGATCTGAAGCATCCCCGTGCCGGTTTGCCCGCCCGTGCCAACTTTGAACACCTCGGCACCCGGCGCCGCCGCGAATCGGGCCCGGTGGCCATGGATGGCAACCACGCCGCCGGCCGTATTGACCGATGTGTCGTACTCGATGACATGGGCCGCTTCGCTCAGGCCGGAGACCTCCACCGACCCGATGGAGCCGTCGCCCGTTCCCGTCACCGTCGTCCACGGACCACCATCCACGCGCCAGCGGAATGCACCGCTTTGATTCGAGTAGAAAATGGTCACGTCGGTGCAGGACAGATCACTGATCTTCAGCGTTGCATCCGTGCCTGTGGTCGAAATGCTGCGGCCATCGATTCCGCACCCATACGCTGGGGCGCCAGCCGAGAGGCTCGATGCGTTGTAGAGCGTCCACGATCCCGACCGGACAAGCGACACGCCGTTCAGCTTGTTCCCCGCGTTGACCGAGATCCAGCCCTCGCCAGCCTTCCCGTAGGCTTCATACAGCAGATCAGCCACAGCTTGGGAAATCGGCGTCTGCTCTGCCCAGGAATCGCCAGCGATCATCACGCGCGCCACGCCAGACGCGGAGGCCAGGATGCGGGACAAAGCGGCACGCAGCAGAAACAGGGTGCGGCCATCGGTCGCCCGAGGAGCCTTCGAGGCGAGCGGTGCGTTACGGGGGGCATAGCTGCCGCCCAGCGATTGATCGACAACCGCAAGCAGCCCGGGGGCCAAGCCAACGGCACCGAGCAAGCCGTTTTCGAGCCAGATCGGAACGTTGCTTTCGTCATCGATCGCAAGCGGCACATACCGGGACTGACCTGCAAACCCAGCGGCTCGGGCAAGGCCCGCCGACAGCGAATCACCCAGCCCAGCGCCTGAAAGCAACCCATTTTCTAACCAGAGCGGCACGTTTCCATCCTCATCGACAAGCAAAGGAACCCGCTCCCCCGCAACCAGGACCGCGGCGGAGCTATCGCCAAATCTCACCCAAACCCGTTGCAGCTCGGATGCAGAGGCAGGCTGCAACTCAGATCGGACCAAGCTGCCGGCACGGAAAATGTAATTTCCGTTCAGATTCGGGTCTGGGTCATTGGTCACCTGGCCGGGAGTTTCATCGGGCTCTGCAGGCGGACCCGTCAGCGCGGACAGCAAACCCTGATAGGTTGCTCGAATGACGAGTCGATTTGCTTCAAGTGCCTGCGCCGCAGCATCCGTGGCGCGCGCAGCTTCCTCAGCTGCACGAGAGGACTCCTTCGCCGCCAGCCTGGAGGACTCTCCGGCCAACTGGGCGGCCGCCACTGACTCCTGCGCTGCGCCGATCGCTACTGAGGCATCACCCGCTGCTTTAGACATTCCCGCAAGAGAAAGCCGCTGTTTCCCGAAGCGATCTGTCCAGGTTTCAAGCGGCGTGTTGACAGCGTCATCAAGGTTTTCCGCGTTGTCCGAAAGATCCTTCGGGGATTTGCTCCCCAGGGGATTCCCCGTGTTGTATTTGGCCATTCTGTCGCCCAAATAAGAAAAGCCCCTCGAAAGGGGCTGTGTTGAATCGTGAAAGGGTCAGCCTGAGGGCTGCTCGTCGTCCGAGGCGTAGACGCGTGGGTCGTAGTTTTCCGCTTCGACCTGGGCCGACTCCATGCCGCTAGGACGTATCCCGGTTATCAGGGCTGGGAAACACCAGCGCTCAGCTGTGCCGAAATAGACATGCGGAGGCTCTTGCTTGAGCGTCACCACCGGCCAAGGTTGGGGAATATCGGCGAGGACGGTGTATTCGTCAGCGCCTGGCCGCGCCGAAAACGGGCCGGCGAGCGTTCCGTCAGGGCGTCGGTATGCCACCACATGGTGTGCGTCCGGCTCCCAGCTAACCGGCTCGCTCACGTGAAGCAGTGCCTGGCCCCCGGCCGGCTCGATATGCTTGAGAATCGCTGACGCCCCGTAGCCGGGGTCGTCGCCGATCAATGGCACGTAGCTGAGATACCGGCTGTTGAGCGCATCCATCTCTGTGGGGAACGAATAGTCCCAGCGCCTGTATCGCAGCTCGCGCCGGCGCCGCATACCGATGCGCCAGGCTCTGGTGCGGTCTGTCACGCCACGCAACTGGATCTTGTCCAGCTTGAAGCCCTGGTCCCCAGGCAGCAGGCACTTGACCGTTTCCTGGGCCCATGTCTCGCCGTCGGTGAACTCGACTTCAACCCCGTCGAAGTCGTCTACGCGAGGAGCCCTGAACGTCCGGATGAGTGGCCCCGTCATGTTGTGGGGCGAGTAGGACTGCTCGAATTGCGTCCGCAACCCATCCCGAACGGGCAAGATCAGGCCATCGTGCACGGTGAACTCGGACATGCCTGCGCCCAGTGCGAGGTTAAGCGCCTCCTTGACCGTCGTCGCGTCATATACGTGATCGAAGGTCTCGCCGCGCGCGGCCCAGATTGCATGCAGCCGCCGCAACTCGTCCATATCCAGATTGGCATCCGTGTAGCCGATGCTTGCTGCGATGTGGCGGACAAATGCAGATATGTCACGCGTCGGCTGCGGCGGCGACCAAACGCCGTCAGACTGCAGCCGGGGGAGAACCCGGGTGGCCACCACGTTGACCTGATTCTCAGATTGAGCGCCGAGCCGGCCGCCGCTTCGAATTCGGACCGACATGGTTGTCCAATCCGGATACTCATCCCGGGTGCTCAGCCGGGTGCGCAGCCCGTACCACTGGATCTTGTCATTGACCTGAGTAGACGTGTCCTGAGCCCCCCGCCGACGTACCCTGACCTCGGGGCGGATCATCCCGCCGAAGTCGATCCGCTCAGTGAAACCGATCTGGTCAAGCGTTGCATCACTATATATAAGCAGCTGGGACGAGAACGCGCCGCCAGCGCGAGCATCTCGGTACTGGATTTCTACCCGAACCGACCAGTCACGCAGCCTGCCATTGTCTGCAACGTAGCCAAGCCCGCCCGGAAAGAAGAAGTCTGCCTCCATTGCATCGGTGAGCTCCCCCGGCGGGCATGCCAGGAACGTCCCCGACCAGTCGCCATAGATGGTTGCGGAATCTACCGACACCGACACTCCACCCTGGTACGGAGCGAACCCGCGCCAGCCGACCACATCTATATCGCCCTCATTCGCTACGACCTCGACCTGATTTTCAGCAGGAAAGGCGATAGCCCGGTAGCGCCGATTGCGAATAAAGAAGCGCATAGAATGCGTCCCAGGCTCCAGGGCATTGAACGGAACCCCGTCATCGAGCACCAGCGTGACCCAGCCCACACCATCCTGATCGACCGAATAATCACGAATATTGGCCGTGATGATCTCGCTCCCATAGCCGACATCGACAGTCATGCCATATCCGGGAGAGAGTTCGCGGAAGTTGCCAGTGAAACGGTTGATATAGGTGGTTTCTGGGAACGTGCTGAACACGTCCCGCGACACCTCATAGTTCATATAGACGGCGATTGCCATCATCGTTCCGGCGCCCCAGCCGGCGGGAACGGTGGCGCCGTGCATCGTCAGGAGCGCTCCGTCGACGTCATAGCTGCTGGCGTCAGGATTGACCTCCGAAGAGAATTCAGCGCTCAACTCCAGACCCGCCGTGCCCGATGAGGTCCCACCCACCTCGTCGGAGGTGTACCAGTGCTCATGGCCAGGCTTTCCCGCTACGTCGTCACCAGGCTCAAGGATCTCGTACTGCGCATCATCCCCCAGCGCAGAGAACGACGTGTTCCCGATCTTCACGTCGGCAGGGTCGATCTGGTAGCGTCCCGGCCCGACGCAACAGAGAAACTCCAGCCATTGCTCGCGGCGTCCAACAAAGCTCCGCCGCGGCGGGGTCAGGTAGTCAGGGAATCTCCGGAAGCGGCCCGCTAACTCAGGCACGACCTCGCCAAGCTTTGCAGAGTTGGCCGTGGCTTGGCTGTTCTCCAGCCGGCTGCCTTGCTCAGGGGATCGGTGCGACTGGCTGCGGCTCTTGGGCATCAGCCAACCAAACGCCAGGTTGAAGACCTTGCCGATGATCGAGCCGAGCGCTTTGAAAACCCCGCCGTTGGGTATCAGGCGGATCTGCACGTCGTCGGCTTGACGAATAACCACAGAGCCCCAGTCCTCGGCAGCCAGCCGCTGCCCGTTCCGCCATACCTCCACGGGCTGGATCTCGTGCGCTAGATAGTCGATCCCTTTCGAGCTCAGCCACTCGCCCAGCGTCACCCCCTCGGCGGCATGCTCCTCAATCGGCAGGCCGGGAAGCAGGCTCGGGTAGACCTTGATCGTCATAGAACATCACCTTTGTATATCGCCGCTCAAAGTCAGCCATTCGCGTCAGGCACGGGCCAGTCGGCTCGTCCGTCTCAAGGACCCAGAGCCGCCCGTCTGCCTCGACCACAATCCCTACGTGCACGCAAAGCGATGCGCGCCAGGCGGTGGCAATAGCCCCCGGCGCCGGCGCGGCTGGATGCATGCCCTCCAGGACTGCCACGTTTTTGACCGCGCGGGTGATCGCCCGGAGGTCCCCCGGCCTGGCCTCGGCGCACAGGGGCAGCAGCGGCTTCCCGTAAAGCTCCGTGCGCGCCAGCCGGACAAGACCGTAGCAATCCAACTCCAGCGGCCCGCGCCCGCCTTTCACGTAGTGTGTTTGCAGGTATCGGTTCATCGCATGTACTTGAGCCCTGGAGCGTTTTCGACCGTGTAGCGCTGCCGCGGCCAGGCCGCATTCAGCAGGTCGTAGTAGCCCGCCTCGAATTGCGCCTCGCCATTGGAGAACTGCCCGCCCGTCATGGTCATCACAAGCGGCCGGCGGGCGGGCGCCGACTTGTCGCTTGCAAGGTATTCCCGATAGATGAGCGCTACCCGTTCGCCAGCCTCGAGTGCGGCATCGACGTGGCGCTGGGCCACGCCGTTCACATTGGCCACGCCGAACGTAAGCGTCTGCTGGCCCGTTGTGTTGCTCGCCGGCAGCGCCACTTGGAGTGAGCCAGCCTCGAAGAGGTGAAGCTGCCCATCAACCCCCAGCTCATGATCCTCAAACCCAGCACAGATCCGAATGGGGGCCAGCCCTGGAACGGAAATCTCCAGGGACGGGATGATCACCTCGTCATCAGGCGCGCTGGCATAAACGACAGCGAGGATCGTCATTTCGCCTCCGGCCAATGGTGATTCATTGCGATGTCAAAGATGTCGGCTTGCGCCACAAAGCCCGGCAGCAAGCCCCACTCATCAGGGAGCAACGGACGCTCCCAGGCCTCCATTTCCGCAGAGACAGTCCAGCGGTTGAGCCCATGCTCATCCGGCCCCTGGTACATGCCTGTGAAGCGGCAGACCAGGACAGATTGGCCCAAAGGAGTGCGGCGCGGCATGTTGAACCACGCCGCACCGTCCTGCAGTGCAACTTTGAACCAAATCTCAAACGCAGCAGCCTGCGCATCATCAAAGATGAAGCGATAGCTGCCGATGCTCGGGACGCTCGTGAAAACCCGCCGCTGCCTTGCACGCCCATCCGCCATGGTCGTGCGACGGAATGGCTGGACGTGCCGAGTGGTTTTCCCTTCTCGCAAGGGATGGGGCAGCCCCTCCGGGTAGTAGATATCCGTCTCGATCACATGCCCCTCCTGGTCAGACCATAAGTGCCCTCAATCGCTTGAGATGCCCGACCGCCTCCGCGGATGTCAGCAACGAACAGCGCAATGACCTCCTCACCATCCGCACCGCGATAGCTCTCTACCTGGCCTCCACGATCAGGATTCTCGAAAAGCTGGACGACAACGCCCCCGGCAGAAGCGGGCCCAGCCCGAGTTGCATCCTTGTTGCTCACAACCTCGCCACGGGTGTTGGGAAGCAAGTACTGCTTCCCACTGGCGGTATTGAGGATCTCGGGCTTGCCGGTTTCGTTGATGCGATACATCTTGCCGGCCCCGACTGGGCCGCCATACTGACGGCCGCCGGCCATAGAGGCAGACGCCGCAACGATTGCCGGAGCGCCAAGAGCCTGGGCAGCCGTAGCGGCCGCTGCCGCTGCCCCCGGGGCCATCCCCGGGCCAACGACTGGAATCGCCGCAGTCGCAGCAAATGCCGCCTGGGCAGCCAAGGCGGTAGTTGCCTCCACCTGGCCGGCCACAGAGGCCGCATAAGCCGCGCCCGCAGCAGATTGAGCCGCCCGCCCCATCACCCAAGCTTTCACTTGGGCGATCCCCATCTTTACGAACGAGCCCACCACCTCGTTCAAAATCGCTTGCCCGAGCATTTGCACGGCTTGGGTGCCAGTGGTGACACCAGTCAGAAGCCCAGAAATCGCCTGGGTGCTGGCAGCGCCCATAGCATCCAGACTGGCCATTAGCATGTCGTTCCACTGCGATTGGGCACGATAGTTCTGCTCCTGCAGAGCCACCATGTTCTCCGCATGCCTTTGCTCTGCCTGCCCCTTTAGGTCAAGATATCGGTCGTTCTCGATTAGCTTTGCTTCGTTGGCCTTCTGAAGCATTTGCAGCTCTGTGTCATACCGAGCCTGCTCCCCGACATAGGGGTCAACCTGCTTAAGGGCCTCAAGATTTGCCTTGGCCTCAGCCGCGTGGTGCATGGCCTTGGCCAGCCCCTCGACCGTAGCAATCTGCTCAGGCGTGGCGTACTGATTTAGGCTACTTTTGGCTTGCGCGACGGCCAGAGCCTCGCCCTCGAGACCCGCGTACATGAGCGATTCCGCAAGCCTATCGATCGCTTTGATGTTTTCGTCTGCGGCCTTGGTAGAGCTCGCGGTGGCTTTGGCTCCGGATTTCTTGGCACTTTCCAGGCGGTAGATCTCTGCAGCCAGCCGTTCAGCTTCGGCGCGCTCTTCAGCCGTTGCATTGGCCCCCAACCTTTGCAAGGCCTGAAGCTTCGCACGCGCCTCCCCAGTCACCTTGGCCAGCTCAAGCTCATCGCGCATCGACTGAAGGCGTTTCGCTACCTCAGGGTCTTGCTGAGGTTCGGGAGCAGAACCTCCAGTAGACTGCCGCCCGCGCCGCTCGATCTCCTGATTGATCTTTTCAAGGGCGGCTCGTGCAGTGTTTATATCCTCGCCGTACTTCTCTACCTCTGCGCGTTGCTCGGTGATCGACCTGGTAGCGTTGTCGAGCCCCTTGGCGTCCACGCCGCGCCCGATTCGTTCTGTGAGCGCGGCGTAGTCCTTCTCCATGCCAAGCAGGACGCCACCCGCCTCGCGCGCCTGCTTCTCCAGGCCCTCTATCACCTCTTCGGCCTGTTGGCGACGCAGACGGAGCTGCGCCTCGCCAAGCTTGTCAATGGCGTTGGTCAGCTCGTTGACGCCGGGAACCGCCCCGCGAGCTTTATTGCCAAACAAGACGAATCCGGCTGCGGCGGACGCAACGAGAGCGATGATCCCTGCCGGCCCGCCCAAGACACTCAGTAAGCCTGCGCTGGCAGTAGCCGCCGCCCGCTGAGCCGTGGTCAATGCTGCGGTGGCGGCCGTATTCGCGGCCTGTGCTGCAGTGAGGTGGGTGTAGGAGCCACCCAGGGCCGCATTTGCTTGCGCTTGGGCCAAGGCGGCCTGAGTGGCGCTGACGCGGGCCTGGGCCTCAACCAGAGCAGCAGAGGCGGCCTTCCTTGCCGCCGCACTGGCTGCAACGCTCGACAGCGCTGCCTGCCCAGCCCGGGCAATGTACAAGGCCAGCGCTCCAGCCCCTGCAGCCATCAGCCCCTTTGCGATCAGGTCTATGTTCTCCGCCACCCCCTCAATCGCAGAGGACAGAATGCCTGTGGCGCCGGTCGCCTGGTTGGCCTCACCAACATATGCGGCCAGGTTATTGCGGAGCTTGGTAAAGGCATCGGCCACGGTGGTGGCCATGCCTTCGGCTGCAGCCTTGTTTGCGTCAACAGACCGCAGCAGGCCCTCGTTGAGCATCCGGGCCGATATCTCCCCGCTGGCGCCCATCTTTCGAATTTCAGCCTCGGTCTTCCCCATCGCCGTGGCAATGTCACCGACGACAGTCGGGATGGCCCCCACAATCGTCAGCCAGCCGATGGCGTCGACTTTGCCCTTGTTAAGGGCAAGGTCATAGGCTCGGATGGTGGACTGGGCGCGATCTGCCGCGGTGGCGTTCTTGACGAATGAATAGCTGAGGCTATCTGTGATATCCAGGGCTTGCGAGGTGCTGTACCCCATTGCGCGGATGCTGTCGGCGGTCTGGATATAGACCTCCTGGGCCTCAGACATCGCGCGGTAGGTGGTGTTTGCAGTCGCCAAAAGGCGCTGCTGCACCATCTCGTATTCTTCCTGGGAGGCGGTAGCCATGCGCACTCGTTCGGCCATGGCGTTATAACCGTCTGCCATCTGGATGAGGCTATTGACGCCCTGCAGCGTCAGCAGGCCACCCAGCACCTTGCCCAGGCCGCCCAGCGCCGAGCTGGCGCCGGAAGACTCTCGCCCCAGGCTTTTGACGGCCGCGGCCGTCTTGGTCAGCTGGAACTCGGCGGCATTCGCGGCTTTGTCGGTTCGGCCAAAGGTCTTGCCCAGGCTGTCCAGGCTTGAGTCTGCCGGTTTAATGCTGTCCAGCAGCTTGGCCGTGTCGGCCTCGACCGTGTAATAGATAGTGCCGACGTTCTCAGACATTTTTTACCCTTCGCCTCGCTGTGACTTCTTAGCCAGCACGCGGTCATGCCACTCCAGCGCGGCTTCTGTTTCTTCGATACTTGGGGCGCTGGCGCCAGGGGCCTGCTGCGGGAACTTGGCTCGCAACGCGCCAACCAGACTGGTCATGGTCATCTGCCAGGCATCGCGCTCTCGGATCCCGAGATGGGCCATTGCGAGGGCCACATGAGCGCGAGAATCAAACTCCTGTACGTACTCTGGCTCGTCACCGGCGGCGCGCGGCAAGGGATCGAGCGCTCCGGTCACGCCGTGCCTCAGGAGGCAGCGAGCGATCGGGATGATCTGCGCAGGATCCGCAAGCCCGGGGACATAGACAACTCGATCACCCTGGATCTCCATGGCGCCGAACATGGGGGAGAGGTCATCTTCCGAGCAGGCATAGAGCACGGCCAGAGCGTCTGCCATGGCTGGAGCCTCGCCCATGACCGACACGAACAACGCCACAATCTCCGCAGGCTCTCCCAGGCGGCTCATTGCGTAAAGAGACGGGCGCAACACGTGCGTCCGCTCCCCCGCGTGCACCCCGACCTCGCCGATATCGGTCAGGATCATGGTCAGGCCGTGATGGTGATTTCCGCGATATCGGATTTCGTGCCGTCGGCCAGGCTGCGGACCGTGATCTCGGCCACGCCCTCGCCCACGCCGGTTACGAGCCCTGCTTGCGTGACCGTAGCGATCGGCGTATCCGACGACTGGTAAACGATCCCTTGCGGCGCGCCGGCCGGCGCCACGACCGTCGACAGTGCCACGGTGCCGCCAACGGGGATGGCGCCGGTTGCCGGGGTGACGGTGACGCTGGCCACGTCTTCCGCGTCGGGATCGGGAGTGTCTTCTACGATCAACCCGAAATCGCTGGCGGTGGCGCTGGCGGAAAAGCTCCAGGTGGTCACGTCGTCATAAGGGGCCGAGAGCGGCGTGAACTCGCTGATGTTCATGTACACCGTGCGGGTCAAGCGCGGATCAGTGATACGGAACCAAGCAGCCGGCTGCCCTCCTGTGGCAATCGGGTTGGAAACGTGCTTTTCGAGTTCGACCACCGATTTCTCGTCTTGGCCGTTGTCATTTTTGATGGTTCCATCCCCGGACAGCTCAACAGAGAGAAAAGTCATCAGACTTTCCCGGATCGAGCCCACCGACGAGTCATCAGTGGCATCCGTCGAGTCCCAGCTGAGCGTGTACTCTTTCGCCCGCATAGCGCCGATTCGCTTCCATTCCGACGCGCTCGGGAATACGCTCGGGCAGCCAATCACGTACTCGATAATGACGACTTTCCCGGGGAATTTCTTTTGTTTGCAAGCCATTTGGCTCTCCTAGTAAGTGATTTGGAAATCCAGCGACCACCAGGCCCGGTTCTCCGTTGTGTATCCGGGCCCGGCCGGCTCGCCGAGCGCGCGGATTGAGGCGGCGCCGCAGGGGATCAGACCTCCCATCAGGGCAGCGTCCGCCAGGGCGTGGATATCGACCTTTGTTTGCTGCGCCGCGGATCTCTGGCCCCGCGGGCCCAGCAACAGGACGCGATAGCGCGGTCGGCGATCGTCAACGTCAGGGCTGGGCCCGCCCAACGAATGGAGCGAGCAAAAAAAAGCCGCCTGATTGGCGGTTGTTTCTTCCCACTGGCCTTGCGTGTAGCTGTACCGGCTCCCCAGCACTGCCTCGGCCCAGGCTTTGAACTCATCAAACACGGTAAATCCCCCTGAGGATTGCCGGAATGGACGGCTTAAGTTGCTCAAACCCATCCTCAAGGAAGCCCGGCTTCCCATTCGGGTCCCAGTACTGCCCCTTGCCGCTTGCGCGAGGCAACCCTTTAAGCGTGCCCGGCGCGTTATGCACGGCTGCGGCGTACGCCGCCGTGTACCCTACTTGCCCAGCAGTCTGGCCGGCCCGCCGCTCAATCTGGGGCGCGTACTGGCTATTCACCAGCGTGCTCGAGTCAACCGGCGCCATTGTCTGGGCCAGGGCCGCACCTTGGCTGAGGACAGCAAAGACGGCCAGCTCGGTTTTGTCTTTCTCGATCCGCACAACCGCATCTCTGAAGTTGCGTCGAACTCTTTCGATACCTATGACTGGCATTGCGCCCCCTATGTGATGAGTTTCACGTCTGGGGCTTCGACAAACGGGCTCATATCCCATTCCGTGCGACTGCGGATTTCCTCCCAGCCGCTGGAGCCCTCGAACCTGATCAGATCCAGGAACTGCGGGCGCAGATCCTCCGTGTAGATTGTGTGTCGGCCGACGAACTCAGCTCCGCTGTTATCGCGGGCCTGTGTCGTCTCAGCGGCCCAGGTGCAGGCAATCTCGTACTCGGGGCCGTACTGCACCTCGCCGGTCCAGCTGTCTTCTCCAATACGCGGTTTGATCGTCGCGACGTTGGTGTAACTCCAGGCAGAAGTCGCACTCATCGCCCGCCACCCACATGGCAGCCGCCTTTGCCGATCCAGATGCCGGCATGCGCGGTTTGCGTCGGATCAGGAGGGATCAGACCGGTTGCGCAGCCCTTCGTATCCAGCCCACGCAACAACGCCATCATGCCGCGCCAGCGCTCGGCAAAGCCTTGATAGCGGAACGAACGGGAGGCGCCGGACGGGGCCGACTGGCTGGCGATGTATTTGTCGCCCTGCCCGTAGGCCATAAGTGCCAGCAGGTACGACTGGATCAGCAAAGCCACGCCAGGCGCGTAATGCTCACTCAAGCATCCGTCAATGCTGTTCACCAGCTCGATCCAGGCCTCCAGGATGAAATCGGGCACGTTATCAATGCCCTGGGATTGCAGGTACTGTTTGCCCTGCTCATTGGTAAGCATGGCGCGCCCCCAATAGAAAACCCGGCGCGCGGCCGGGTCAGTTGAATTGCAAGGATGGCTGAAGCCTCTCGGAAATCCGCCCGAGACGCAGCTCCAGTGGCGGCTTTTTGCGTCGGTGCTCACTGAGGCCGCGTCCGCACAGACTGGCGAACTTGTCCTGGGCATCAAGCTCTGCCTTGGCTTCGAACCATTCCTGAATGAGTGATGGTGCAGCTTGGTGGTTTTCAAGCACATCCAACACCCATTGACGAAAGGCTTCTGCCTTTTTGGTACGGGCAAACATGCCTATCAGATGCGCACCTCGCAAGCTGAAAACCCGCGATTTAGTCACAAGGCTTCCCGAGAACACCGTTTCGGTGTTCTCGACAATGCAGGTCATGGAATCTCGAAACTCTTTGCGACGTTTGTCATAAAGACGCGTCACGGAATCAGCCCGTGAGTACCCTAGCGCCCGCGCAATATCAGCAGCGCTTGCCCACTGCTTCCCATCCTTTTCAATCAGTCGGATGGTTTGGTTCTGGAACATGAGTTCTTTCATCGTTTCGTTCTCCGAAAAGAAAAGGGCCGCCCGCTATGGGCAGCCCCGGACTTTTCAAAGCTCGTCCACCCTTGCGGGCTCGGTAGCTACCGATTCAAGGCTGCTATGAAGCGTCTGCCCGTGAGTGAACGGGCAAAGAAAAACCGCCTCGTGGGCGGTTATTCGCCGCTGGAGTCGACCTTCGGCGGCCGGCCACGCTTGGCAGCCGTGGCGTCAGGCGTGGCGGGGGTCAACTCCCCGGCCTGCTTGGCCGCCTCAGCCTTGATGCGCTCAGCCTCGCCGTGAGCGCTCTCGATGATGCCCTTGGCTTCGGCCTTAGCCTGCTCGCGTGCCTCTTCGATTCGCTGCGCCAGCTCTGCTTCGGCTCGCTTGCGCATGGCTTCGACCTCTGCCTCTGCCTGCGCCAGGAGGCTCGCAGCATGGCCGGCATCGTCGCCACCGCCAGACTCGGGCACGAGATTCGCCTTGATGGCGGGGTTGACGTGCTCCAGCTCCACTACCTGGCCGGCCGAAACCCCGTGCCAGGGGCGCACAACTCGATATTTCGCCATTGCTCGCTCCTTAGGCCAGGTTGGCGCCGTACAGCACACCGCTCTTGCCGTCGCCGTCGCGTTTGATCTGCATACCCATGGCGCCCATGATCTGGAAGTTGTGGTTGTCCTGCGGGCGCAGACGGGCCAGCGGCACCACGCCCGTGGCCATGCCCACCAACGGGGAGACAACGTCCTGGCGGCGCTGGTAAGCGAGGAACTCATTGCCCGAGAAAGCGTAGGTTTCGCGGATATCGCGCACTTTCGCTCGTGCCTTGACGCGGTCGCCAATCGTGCCGCTGATCACGCCGCCGTTGACATAGTCGCTGTCCATGTTGGCGTAGATCTCCGGGGACACCCACAGCACGTCATAGGCATCCACCTTGTTGGCCCGAGCTGCCTGGCCAAAAGCGCCCTTGGTGAAGAAGTCGATGATCTGCTGCTGGGTAGCGGTGGTCAGGTCGATGTTCACGCCGCCGGCGCCGCTTCCGAGATTGATCTTGACCGTGTTGCGGTGGTTCTTCAGGCCCTGCCCGGGCTTGCCGTCCACGCGGATGCGCTCGGAGCCGGTCAGGGTGTAGCTGACGATGCTCTTGTAGTACTTGCGCAGCTTGGCTTGCTGGGAATCCAGCACCATATCGATGCCGACCGAGTTCAGCCCGGCGTTGTGGCGCCAGTTGACGCCATAGCCAGCCGTGAAAATGGGCACAGGGTCGCCGTCATTGTCGTACTCGGTGTGATCGAAGCTGTACGGGGCCTGGCCGTCGATGCTGATACTCACGTCGTCGGCAATATCGCCAGCGATGTTGTAGCTCTTCACCGTCTTGCCGATATCCAGCACGGTCTGAACACCCAGCAGGTCGTTGACGATCTCCATGCCGGTTTCCTGGTCGCGGAACTGAATGACCTGGCGGTCAACCTCCTGCCAGAACTCGCGGCCGAGACCCGCCAGGGCGTTGGCCTGGAGCATTTCCGGCGTCATCGAGGCGCGATTGGCCTCGATCAACGCCGCGTTTTGCGTATTCCAGATGTTGCGGTTGGCCTGCAGTTGCTGCAGGTGGCCCATCAGGCGCGGATGGGCAGAAATTGCGGATTGGGTCAGAAACATTGTCTGCTCTCCTGTTTAGGGGGCCGGGGCGGCAACCGTGCCGACGCGGAAACGCACCCGGATGAAGTCCGGCGCGGTCAGCGTGGCCGTGTCCTGGCTGTAGCCCAGGACCCCATCGGTATCATCCGAGGCGATGGCGCCCTGGCCGTTGGCGCCCAACTTGATGGGGGTGTCCTTGGTGTAGGAACCTGCCGGGCACAAGACGGCCAGCTCGCGGCCCTCCTCGACGTACTCGCCCACGGCAGAGTCATCGACGGGTACGGCATCACGGATGCTGAGACCCTGGTGATACGCAGGGTTGACCACATACAGCCGGCCGGAAGCGGTCGCTGCTTGGGCAAACTTGTCCGCGGCGCTGATGGTGGCGAAAGTACCCGGCAGCAGTGCCGCTGCAGCCAAGCGGGTTTCAGTGACGGACAGGCCGTCCAGATTGACGCGACGATAGCGGCTCATGGCTTACTCCTTGGGCAGGGCCGACACATCGGCAGTCAGCACGCCGCTGTTGGTCTGGATGAGACCCGGGGCCAGCGGCGCGGCGGTGCCCAGGGCCTTGAAAATGGCGTCCAGCGGCTCGCCCGACAGGGCATTTGCCACGATCTCGCCATGCACGGCGGCGACGGCCTTGCGCTTGTCAGCCTCTTCGGCGCGCGCATTCGCTGTCAGCGTGTCGGACAGGGCCTGCTGATTGGCCTGCAGAGTCTGAACGGCCTCGGACACGGGCTTGAGCGCATCCGCGACGGCCTGGGCCATGTTGGCGGTAACGGCTTTGCTGATATCGGTGGTCAGCTCGGCCTTTTCTTCGGGGGTCAGGGGCATGTCGCCCTCCTTATTGGCTGCAGGCCGGGCCTGCGGTTGAAAAAACTCTTTGATCCGGTTAACGATGGGTGCCCAAAAGGTCTGCTGCGCCACCGGAGTGCCAGCGTCATCAAAAATCACTGCTGCGCCTTCGGTGCGATAGCCGTAAAGCTCAGTAGCACCGCCATTGCGCACGATCACCGCCTGGCTGTCGTTGAAATCCGCCACCCAGGCAAACTCATCGGGCCCAGCGGCAAACCGCGCCTTCGCGGCTTTCTCCAAGCGCTGCTCTTTCTCGCGAAAGGACTCGCCAACCAGCGCGCCGGCATTCGCCTGCAAGGACTGGGCCAGGTCGGCGTTGACCATGATCCCCACGCCCTGCTCCGGGGTCGCCGCGCCAGGTTCGTCCAGCAGAATGGCGTCGTGATCCATGCCGTGGATCTTGGCGATCCAGTCATAGCCGCCCTTCTTCTGCTGCTCATTGGCTTCGATGCGATCGAGGAACACGGCCACACTGGTATGCACGGGAGGGACGTCGTCGCCGCGTTCAAGAGCCTCCAGGCGATCAATCAGCCGCTTGCCGCCCTCCGTGCGCTGGGCGACCTCGATGTCGATCCACTTTTCCAGATAAACGCGGTTGCCCTGTTTCTTGGCATTCCTGTTCCAGGCGCCGACATGCCCGACATTGATGCCCTCGGGGCTGAAGGCGCTCACGAACTGGCCGTTCACCTGGGGATGCCCCAGCGGCGCCAGCGTGCCCTCCAGCTTCTGGAAGTGCGCGTCAATCTCACTAGCCGTGTACAGCCCGCCGTTCATGACCACATTTGCCGGTAGCGTATGACTCGGCACCACCCAATGCTCCCGCCCATTGTGCGTCTCGCGGCGGATCTGCTTGCTGTTGACCTGCGTGGTCACGTTGACCTGCATCGGCATGGTCACTCCCTCGTCCATTCGCTGTCCTCACGGGCAGCCATCTTTTGATAGGTTTCGCGTGCGCGCTCTTGAATTCCGGGCACCAGGGGCCTGCCGTGCTCGTCCACCAGCACGAAGACTTGATTGCACTTGCAGTTGATCGAATTGCCGTCCTCGGCGTACCAGTCACGCACTTCATCAGTGGTGAACAGCTTGCTGTGCCGCTCGGCATGTGTCCGGCGTGTAGTCGGAGACAGCGCAGACAGGTGCATTTGCTTGCCCTGTAGGGCGTACCGCTCGGCCCCCTCGTCCGCCTCGTCCCAGCGGGCCCGACGCAGAGCCGTTGTTACCTCTGATCGGGCGATCTTGTTGGCTCGCCGCTCCTCAATCCCAGCCTGGTCGGTCAGGTTCCGGGCAATGTCGCGAGGATTCAACCCGCGCCCAAGGCCGTCGGTCAGGATGCGGCCCATGTCCGCCTTGACCTGCCCGGCCAGCCCCTTCATTTCCTCGAACTCTCGCGCCCGGATGAGCGCCAGGCGGCGCTGGTACGGCTCGCTGCGCAGTAGGCTGGCCAAGTCCTGTTGGCCCGCCTTATATGCCGGCGACTGCTGCGCCAGGCTGGCGAACTCCTGAGCTGTGCCGCGCTGGTAGGCGACCGCCACATACGACTCGAACAGCCAGAGATTGCGCTCGCCACCTTCCATCAGGATTGCATTGACCAGCATGTCACCCTCGGCCAGGAGGGCCGACAACAGCGTCGGGTCGAGCCGGAAGGCATAGCGCTTGTTCACCGCAGGCTCGGCCGGGATCCGGTCAAGCAGTGCGACGTATCCGCGGGCAATCTTGCGCAGGCGGGCTTTGAACTCCCGCATCGCCCCGCGCTCAAGCCGGTCAACGCCTGTCGGGTCTTCTTGGCTACGCGGGAGGATCGGCGGGCTTGGTTTCCTTGCCATGCCTCACCTCCTGCTTACTGAAGCCGATGAACCACATGCGCCCAGCCTGAAAGCTAGCCACGCCGTACATGCGCCAGCCCCATCCAGGGAAGCCCCAAAGCCAACGGATGCGGTTATTCATCGTCGTCCTCGTCATCATCGTTGTCAGGCAATGCTGGCCCGCCCTCAGCAGGGTCATACCCGGCAGCCGTGCGGATCTCGTCGGTGGTAAACACCTCTTCGCCGCTGGCCAAGGCCGTCTGGTTGATCTCACTCATGGTCTTGGCATTGCCCAGCTTCTCAGCTTGGGTCGCCTCCGACAGGTCATCCCAGACGATCGCGTACTCGGCCACCTGGTTGACCACGCGAATACGGATCAGATGGCCGATGAAGCTGTGTGCCTCATGGGTCAAATCTCCATTGCGACGGGACTGGCATCGGCTGTTGAAGGCCTTCACGTCCTCAGTACTGGCCCGCTCACCCTGCTGGTTGCCCACCAGAACACGGCTGGGAATATCCAGCGCTGCACTGACGGTCTGCAGATTGATGTTGTAGGTCGGACTGGGGTCTGGCACCGCTGTCACCAGCGGCGTAGTCGTCGCTCCCTGCGTAACGATCACCGTGTCATTGCTACGGTTAAGCTCGACTGCAACCTCGTTGAGCTTGCCCTGCAGCTCCTGAACACTCACCCCGTACATGGTCGCGAGGCTGTTGAAGTCGATGCCTTCGGCCTGAAAGTTGATGTTCAACTGGCGCGCCGCGTTCTTCAGGAACGATTCGCCGCTCCCGCCCTCAACCTTCTCGATGCTCACGAACGAGTTATAGGCAGGCTCAAGAAAGCCAATGGCATCAAGCGAGTAGTCACCAAGGATGAAGATCCGATCTGGATGGATCGTGACAATCTCGCCCAACTGACCGTTGCCGCCAACCTGTTGATACAGCCAGGCCTTGGGCTTGCCGTAGTTCTCCGACTGCGGATCGGTCTCCCATTCCTTGGGCGTCAATGACGCCTCCCAGGCCGGGATAACCTCGACCAGCTCCCGGCCTCCGGCGGCAACCGGCTGATCCCAGCCCCGGCTGTCGCGGATGCGCAGGATCAGCGCGGAGAAGCGTCCTGCCAGACGCCGGCGGTCGGCCTCAGCAAAGGCGCGCCAAAGCGAAGCGGTCAACGTCGGCTTCAGGCTACGCTCCCAGGGCGTTTCCTTCCTGGCGTCATCCTGGGCATCCCCCTCGATGATTTGCGGCGGCGTTTTCCAGCAGGTGCTCACCAGCTTATTGACTGCGCCATGTGCAATGCCACCCCGCCGGTACAGCTTGTACAGGTCCTGAGACGTCAGCGTCTCCTTGAACCCATACTCACACCAGGCGGCATTGCGCTTGGCATCCAAGCCCATCCCGCCTGGGTTGAGCAGCGCCATCCGCGAGCGAGCGGCCGCCAGCTGGCTCACAGCATGGTTGACCGCCAGCGCAAGATTGTCAGCGTTCGCCATGTTGAATCCGCTCAATGAAACCCTGTCGACCTTCCCTCAGGTAGCCATACTGCTCCGGGTTCTCTATCAAAGTGACAGCCGACCTCGCCGGGTCGCGCCACAGACGCACCTCGGCTGACGGCGACCGCTGCACGGCGATCTGCCGGGCGCAGGAAATGCAGCGCGCACGGATCACCAGCGAGACGCTGCCGTCTCGCGCTGAAACCTTGAGTATCGCCATTACCGGCCCTGTAAAAGTCGCTTGGGGATCATCAGGCCCATGGCCTGCGCGCCGCTCAGCTCAGTCAATGCCCACACCATGGCGTCCAGCCGGTCGGGCGACTTCTTCGCTGTGGCCGGCACGTACTCCATGAGCTGGTTTTCCAATAGGTACAAAGCGCCGCGATGCGCCACCCTGCCCTGCTCGTATAGCGCCGAGATAGGCTCGGCCCGGGCATACTTGCCCTTGCTAGCGTGGACGCGCACGATGCGCCCCTTGAACCCTGCATTGCGCAAGGTCTCCTCGGCCATGTCGCCACCCTGGTTCGTCTCGATGACGATGGCGTCTGCCTGGTGCTGCTCATAGGCGCCCATGGCCTTCTTTGCCCAGCCTGCCGGGCTGAACTTGCCGCTGTAGTCGCCGTCTACCGAGAACTGGCGGGTATCGCCAGATCCGTAGACGCTGGCGGCCACAATACCGGTTTCGTCGCTTTCCTCGCTATTGGTGGCCTGGGGGTCGATCGCCACCACGGTGCGCAGCAGGTCTTGCCGCAGCTCCAGCGCGTGGGCAGCAGCTACCAGCTGCTCATTCCACAGCGCACCCTCGGCATTAAACCGGCGCGGGCGCTGCATGTACTGCGCCTCAGCCGTTCGCCGGTGAGAGAACAGCGCCGCTCGGTGGCTCTCGTTGTGCTTGTACGGCCACAGCCAGCCATCCGGCAGGCCGTGCTCGACTGGGATGCCGTGCGTGTTCTCGCTCGGGTACGCCTCGCTGTTGTCGATGATCACCGGCAGATTCAGGTGATGCCACATTTCCCCCGACCCACCGCGCAGCAGGTAGCCGCTCAGGTCGTGGTAGTGAATACGCTGCATGATGACAACCATCGGGGTTGTCTCGATGGCCAGCCGGCTCTTGATCGTCTCGTTGAAACGGTCATTGATCCCGCCGCGCACCGTGTCGCTGTAGGCGTCGTCAGGCTTGACCGGATCGTCAATGATCAGTGCGCCTTGCCAGCCCGGCTCCATGTGCCCGGCCCGAAAGCCCGTCACCTGACCGGCCGCCGAGGATGCGTACACCCCGCCGCCGTGCTCGGTCCACCACATGGCCTTGCTGTCCGCATCGTCCTTGAGCGCCATCGGCCACATGGACTGATATGCCTGAGATTTGACGATGCCCCGCGCTGTGCTGCTGTTGAGCAGCGCCAGATTGTGCGAGTACGACAGGTGCATAAACCGGGCTCGATTGTTCAGCGCCAGGCCGCGCCCAATCATGTTGATCGTGGCCAGCTCGGTTTTGGTGTAGCCCGGCGGGATGTTGATGATCAACCGCGTGATCTCGCCGTCGATGACTCGCTGCAGCGTGCGCTGAATCACTTGGTGGTGGGGCGCCACGATCATCTTGGCACCCATGCGATGCTTGAAGAAGTACCGGGCGAAATACAGGCCGTCAGCCTTACACATCTCCGCCCGCACCGCGTCGTCAGCAGTCATCTTTCTCCATGACCCTCTTAATATCGTGGGGGGCCATTGCCACCACTTGAACAGGGCCGCCGCCAGCGCCAGAGTGCTCCACCCGATCCTTGAACATGCCAAGGTGGCGGCCGAGCAGCTCCAGGTTCTTCGTTTTGTCAGGCCAGCGGATCTTTTTCATCATTCCGACCAGCGCCCGGTCGTCGCCCGCCCCCTCGAATAGCTCCGATAGGTCAAAGCCAGAGAGGTACTGGCGCCAGACCTTGGGCCACTCGCTCACAGGCTTGAGCTCCATTCGGTCGGTCATGATGTCCAGCACATCCATCTGGTCGATCTCGACCATCCGGGACAGCACATAGTCGGCCGTCACCTGGACGCGCTCCGACCGTTTGGCCTGGGCCTGTTGGATGGCTGCGGCGATTTGAGGTTTTTTAAGGTTCTCGTCCCCAATCTGCCCCGCAGTCTTTGCGGAGTACCCCGCCCTTATCGCCGCTTGCGTGGCGTTGAGATCAACGAGGTACTCATCCACGAAGCGGCGCTGTTTGTTTGTCAGCGCCATGCGGCCCACTCCATAAGAAGAAGCCGCGCTCGGCGGCTGGGATACTAAATATTTTGTGTATCGTGTGTATTTGTGTATAATACACACATGGACAGCAAGGAACTAACCAAGCTGCTTCTGCGGGATGGGTGGATACTGAGGGGAGTTAAGGGCTCACACCACATTTACCACCACCCGAACCGCCCCGGACACATCAGCGTCCCTCACCCTAAAAAGGATCTCGGCATAGGACTAGTGAACAAGCTTCTCAAACAAGCAGGACTGAAGTGAAACCGCAGCCCCGGAGAAATCCGGGGCATAGCCCTATGCCTTAATGGAGCGTCAACATGAAATACCCCATTGCTATCGAGCCTGGCAGCGACACCCAAGCATGGGGCGTCGTCGTTCCTGACCTCCCCGGCTGCTACTCAGCAGCCGACGAAGGAATAGATCAGGCAATCGATAATGCCAAAGAGGCTATCCAGCTCTGGATCGAGGCGACCCTGGACGCTGGAAAGCCCGTGCCTCAGCCGACCAGTATCGCCAACCACCAGAACGATCCAGACTTGAAAGGATTCATCTGGGCGATTGTCGACATTGACCCCGACGTGATGGATGAGTCCAGCGAGCGCATCAACATCAGCCTACCGCGCCGCATCATCAAGCGTCTGGATGATCGGGCGCGCGCCGCCGGCCAAACCCGTAGCGGCTATATCGCCTATCTCGCTCTCACGAACTGAATTCAAGCTCAGGCGTTGACAAGCCCCGGCGCGGATCAGTCCGCCCGGGGCTTTTGTCATCAACTGGCTATCAGCCCTTCGCGAGGCTGCTTTATTTTGTGGCACGCAAGATCAAAAGTAGACCCAAAATGGCGCCTCCCAACAGGCATTTTGGCCTCTCCACCGGCCGACATTTCCTGCTCCGCTTGGGCAATACGACAGGTAGCGTTATGCTGCCAATTAGCGCCCGCTAAAATCACGGGCGAACAACAGGATAGGCCTTAATCAACAGGAGGGAAGCATGACCATCAACATCGCCGCAGTCACCGAGGTACTCGATTCGAAGGTTCAAGCCATCGCCGGCGCTAAGGACATCGACGCACTACGCACGGCATCACTCGATTTGGCTGAGATGTTCCGCGACAACATCAGCATGCTCGCCTCGTCCGTAAATCACCATGAGAAACTCATTAGCGAACTACAAACTTTCGCGATGCAAGCCCGTGAAAAATTGACTCGATAAAAACCCGCCAATCATCGCTGACGGCGGGCTACGTTTACTCAGGGCGCAGGAGCCCGCACGTAGTGTCTCACTTCCTGTCCCACTTTTGGCGGCGCTATGTCCCACTTGTGGGACACGGAGTAGGAAAAAAAGCCGCCACGCTGCTCGGCCGCTTCGGTTACCTGAATAGACCCAGCGGAAAGCAAGGCATCAAGAACACGCTGAATCGCCTTCCGAGCGGCGTCCCTCTCTCTGGCGGCAAGCGTTCTGCCGTGCGTTACGTGGCGCACCAGCTCCCCTACCCGAAATGACCTGCCGGGGTATGCGCCCATCAAGTCCATTACCTCGTGCGCGTACTTCAAGCCAGCCTCCTTTCCACATAGTCCCTGAATAGGCCCAGGTACAGCCTGTATTGCGTTTCGGTCAGGGATACCCCCGTTACCTCTTCGATCCATCGGCAAGCCTTCCTGATGCGCTCACCCGCGCTGAGATCGCCGAATAGCGAGTTTTTCTTCGTGTACTCGGCGATCACGATCATCCGCTCGTGCCACGGCAGCGCGGCATGCATAGCCTCCACAGCCCGCGCATGGTCAGTATTGATGGGCCGGACGTCGTCCTCCCAGGAAACATAGACAGTCATGTTCCCCACGGTTTCGCCAGACCAGCACCAGCGCGCCCAATTCCAAAGCAGGTCATCTCCTGTCAGCTTTCGCATGGCCACCCCTTACGGATACTCCCTGGCCGAGCTCGCGCCCAAGCCTTTCAGCGAGGGCTCGGCCAGGCGGCTGCGAGCCGCGGCAAAGCGCATGGCGGGGCTGAGCGCCAGGGGCCGATGAGCAACCTCCGCCCTGGGCGCGGCAGCAGCCCCCATCCAGGCGCGGATCACCATGCTTGAGTCGCCGCCCCGGTAGGCCGGTTCAATGCGCCGGATCTCGGCCGCCACGCCCTCGGTGTTCTGACGATATCGGTTGAGCTTGATACCCATTCCGCGCAGGCGCTCCACGGCGGCCTGACGCCAATAGCGGTCGGATTGCTCAGCAGTTCTCGGGTGCGCCATTGTTCTCTCCTGGCAATGTGGCAACAAACACGCGGACCATGCCGCCCTTGTGGATTCCCTTTCGTTCAATAAGCAGGCTGTCGATATCGCCGTCGTCCGCGATGATCCCGGCGTGGACCAGGCTATCCAGGACGCCTTTAGGCAAGTTGTCCAGATCACGCTTTCTGCGGTCTGGAGGAAACACCTCGATCGACACCGAAAGCCGACCGGTGACGCGACCAATCCGATGCAGGGCCACGAAGTCCGCAACGGCGCGCCGGTACTGCCGGCCTTTCTCCGAGATCAAGTGCCGGCCAGCCAGCTGGCCCTTACTCGGATGTCGCCAGTAGCCGTTCACGCTGGGCGGGAAAGGGAGCGTCAGGATCTGCATTTACGCCACCTCCAATGTCGCCAGATCCAGCAACGTGAACGGCCGCCCAAACACTGCGCCGGTGTCGATGTGATAGACGTTGCCGAGCACCACGAGCTGCGGAACTGGCGTATGCCCAACCACGACAGCCCGCACGTCGGGCACGCGGTATGTGTTGCCCACGGTTATGCGCCCACGCGACCACATAGCCGCATCAGCAGCAGATCGGGCACGGATGCCGACACCGCCCTCCAACGCATCGACAAACCCCGCCCATGTGGGCGTTGGGACGTCAGCATGGACAACGCCGACCGTGCCGAACGCCGTCTCGACTGCGATGGCCACGGGCAGGAGCGCCATGGCGCTGGCGATCGCCTCCTGCGTCTCGCGCGGCTGGTCGATATTCCAGCCACCGCCGTTGCGTCGGTAGATATCGCCTTCCATATTCCCGCGCGGCCAACGCAGGGCCATGTCGTCATGGTTACCCATCACGGCGTGAAACCACGGGCGTGCCAGCCACTCGAGCACCGCATTGCTCTCGGGCCCACGGTCGACCAGGTCGCCAACAGAACACAACCGATCAACGGCAGGGTCGAAGCCGATCAGGTCGAGAGAGGCCTGCAGCTTGGAGAAGCAGCCGTGGATGTCGCCGACTGCGAAATCCCGCCCCGTTTGGTTCATGTGAAATCTCCGGACTTTCATCACGCCTCCCCCGGATTGAGCTCAAGCCCAAGCGCTCGCTTGGCCATCGTCAATACGGCAAACGGATAGCGCCGGCCGCCCTTCTTTGCCTGCTCGGCCAGGATCTTTGCCGCCCACGCCCGAGCGTCACGGCCCGGCTTCTTCTGCAGCGCCTTGTCAGCACCCATTGCCTTCAGCGCCGCCTCAGCTTCTTCACGAGTGGCCTGGGTCTGGCCTGGCGCCGGCAGTGCCTCGCGCACCTCGGGGATGGCATGCCATTCGCCCTTCCCCACCTCATCACCAAAGGCTTTCTCCCAGCGGGCCCGCATGACGCTGAACGTGCTGTTCAGCAGGTCGTGAGTGCCAACAGCCACGGCCGCCCAGTAGATCGCCGGGTGCGACCAGGTGCCAATGTCGCCACGCCGGCGCGCGGCCATGCCCACCACGGCCTCGTGATAGGCGACTTCGGGGTTCATCCAAGGGCGGCACAAGCGCAGAAACTCGGGCAGGCTCGGCGGCCAGTCGCGGGTCAGGCAGGCCGTCAGGCCCGTGCGGACTTCGCGCTCAGTCATGCCGGACAGCTTCTGATCCCAGGAATCCTTCAGCTCTCGCGCAGTCAGGCCTTGCCACTGCTGGCCGAACTTCGAGCCGTACATCAGCCGCATTTCGTTGATGACCAGCGCGCCAAGCGTCGTCTGGTGGTGGTCAGTGAGTTGCATCAATCGTCCCCATGAAAATTTCCGCCGGGCGGCCGCTTTCAGCCAGCACGTCCCTCAGCTCGTCATTCCAGTCGGCCAGGCGTTGGGCCTTGCCGGGCTGGGCGGTACGGTTTGGCGTGCTGGGAGCGAATAGCCCCTGGTAGCCACTGGCGATGCTGTGGGCAATCACGTCAGCAGGCGCATGCCCTTGATGCCGGAGGTCTGCAAGCTGCTTGATCTGCAGTTCGGCGGCTTTCTCCGTGATCGGCTTCTTGCGGGCCTTGCGGTCAGCAACCCAGGCCGCCCAGTCCTCACGATCAAGCCAGTCAGGCAGATCAATCGCGGAAGCGTCGAACGACTGCCCCCGCTTGCGGGGGTTGGGGGGTGTTTCTTTTATTGGTTCTTGGTTCTGGTTCTGGTTAGTTGCACAGTCGTTGAACGGCTGTTGAACACCCGTTGAACTGCTGCTGCTCGGCTGCTGGGTTTTCTGGGCTCTTTTGGCTGCGCTGGCCTTCCCTGCGGCGGATTTCGCCTCGCGTTGAGCGTGGTACCGCTCAATTTCGGTATCACAGCGCGAATGCCGCCATCCCTGCTCGGTTTCTGTAAAGAACTCGTTCAACACCTGTTCAACGGCTGTTCGTTCTTCGTTGGAACGGGCGATAAGCAGGCGACACAGGCCGTCCATGTCCAGCGTCAACGGCGACTCGGTGTCGTAATACAGATCGAGCATGTCCCGATAAACCGACCGTTCAAGGCGCGTGAGGTGACGGGTGGCGCTATTGAAGTCGCCAATGTGGTGCGGGTAGTAGTTCATGCAACCTCCAGCATCCCGGCAGCGCGCAATGCGCCATCAGGGACGATCAAGCCTTGGGCCTGCAGTTGTTCGATGCACCAGACCAGCAAATCACGCTGTTTGCCGTAGCGCTTTTCAAATCTCGTCTTCCAGGGATGAACGGCAATGCGGCCAGGCGCCCCCGTCCCGTCCTGGTGGTTGCCTGCCGACAGCGGCAAGACCAGCCAATGCGCGTCGGGCTTGGTGCGCCCGTCGATGTGATGGATCGAACACTGGCTATCGAAGAAGCCATCCATGCGCGATGCCACGCATCCAATGTGCTGGGCGAGCATGTCCCAGAAGCGTTTTTGCTCAGCAGTGGGGTTGCGGCCTTTCATGAGCCAAACCCCGACAGGATCGCCTCGATACCGGCCAACGCAGCCCGCTCCTCAACGGTCGGCCACAAGAACCGAGTCGCTGCCGGCGAACGCAGGAAAGCCACCACCTTGGTGTGGTGCTCGTAAAACTCCGCGTCATCCAGGCTGTCGTAGGCGATCGACAACGGCAGGGCGACGAGCCGGCCTTTCGGTCCGGGCACGAACTGACAGTGGCCTGCCCCTACCTCAATCCACTTGCGCAGATCCTCAGGGCTGGCGAATTGCTCTTGGTTGTCGAAGATGGCCCCCAACAGCGCGAAGTGCAGCCTGTGGAACTTCGGGCTGCGCGGAAAGCGGTGCTCAAAACTGATCGTGTCACCCGGGCGCAGCGAGCCTAGCTTCTTCTTGAATCGGGCGTAGGCCCGATCATCGAATGGCGTCAGGCCGGCGAGCTTGCCTCGCTCATCCAGTTTCAGGGCGATCTTGGCCACAGTTAAGCCTCATCCTCGTTCTCCACCTCAGCCAGAAGCCAATTTGCAGCCCAGCGCTTAAGGACCTTCTGGTCGTGCGGCGTGGTGATGACCGAGTTCTTGGGCGACACCTGCAGGCCGACCGCTGCCAGGAGTAAGCAGAACTGCTCCAGACCCTCTTTCTGCCGGCTGACCGTGCTGGGATCAATTCCCATCAATTCGGCTGCACGAACCTGCGTGACGTGTGCAAGCCGCCGCAATATCTCGGATTCAATCCGTGCAGCGTTCTTGCGGGTGATTTCCTGACGATCGACCGATACTGTTTGGGTGCTCATCGAGTACTTCCTTATTCATAAAGAGCGAGTGGTTCATGACTGAAACCGAGAAACTTCTGGCCAGCGCACAAGAAATGGCGCGTCGCCACTTTGAGAACCCGTGCGATAACGTTGTGATGGACCTGTTCCGCCGCCTGTGCGAAGAAGCCGACGCGGCTCGCTACCAAGAGGAGGAGATCAGCCATGGCCAAACGCTCCACTAAGAAACCAGCCGGCGAGAAGCCAAGAGCATTCCTGCTGGGGACAATGACCCTGACCTTGATCTCTGAGACGCTGGCAGAGGTCGAGCGACTGGAGGCGGCGAAAATTGGCGGCCAACCCCAGGGGGATATGATCGAGACCCCACAAACACAACCCAACTCGAAAGGGAATGACCATGATTGACGCCATATCAGGCGCCCTCGGAGGTCTGCGCGGGGCTGTTGACCTTGCCCGCATTGCTATCGACACGAGAGACGCCGTCAAACTGGCTGAAATTCGCCTGGCCCTGATGGATCACGTCATCGACGTTCAGGACGCCTGCATGCGCTTGCAAGAGGCGAACGCGACGCTCGCCCAAGACAAGCACACGCTGGCCAACGAAAAACGTGAGCTGGAAAAGCAAGTGATGCAGTTGCGTCAACAAACTGCAAAGCTTGCGGGTTACGAGCGCACGCGCACCCCGGTCGGGTCGATCGTGTTTGTCGAGACGGTGACGAAGGATTCGTCCAATGGCCCGATATACGCGTGCGCATCGTGCATGGACGAAGACAAGGTAACGACCCTCCAGCCTATTCATGGCGACACGAAGCTCCATTGCCCTACTCATGGAGAGATTGGCTTTACCGTCGAGCCTTCCGGGCCTATCGGCGTGATGATCCCCGGCAGAATCCTGAAATAGCCGTCTCATTACGCCACCTCCTGGAGGGTGGGCTTTTTGGGCCGCTCGACAGCGGGGCTCGGGATCTGCCGAGGCTTCATCCTGTGGAAAGCCAGCATCCAGGCCTTCGGGATGTGATCCTCTTTGGCCCATTGGGAAATCCGGCCTTTCGTCAGGCCGGTCAACTTCATGACTCTGGCCCGCCCGCCCATAATTTCGATGATCTGAGTAGCGTTCATGGCTTGAGTTTAGAAATATCTATACCTTAAGTCAAGAATTATCTAGACCATTGTTTAGAAAACTTCCTGTCTAATCGCCACATGGACAAGCACGAATTACGCCGCCAGCGACTGCGGCAGTTGATAGATGAGCGCACGAACGGGAACGCCGCTGAGTTCGGCCGGCGGTACGGGTACGAGCGGGCGCAGGTCTCACAGTTCTTGTCCGCCAGCTACAACAAGGGCCGTAGCATTGGCGAGAACGCAGCCGCCGAATTAGAGCGTCGAGTTGGAGTGGCCCCCGGCTGGCTCGACAGGGCCAATGAGGCAGGCGAACCCGCGCCGGGCCACCGGTGGCCGTTCCCGTCCATCCCCGAGGGCCGCATCAGGTCTCTGTCTGCTCCGCAGATCAGTCAAATCGAGGGCGCCATCGCGTTAGCTCTAGGGCAATTGGATATCGGCCTGGAGGTGGTACGCGGCACCTCTGGACAACAAGCGCCGCCCAAAGTGGGTGCCGTCTATGTCCCCAGCCCGGATGAGGAAGACCCGTTCCCGATGGCGCCGGTCGAACTGGCTCCATGGGAAGGTGGGAGGCCTGTCGATGACCGAGAGCAAGCCCCGCCTCCAAGGCTGAACTTGGATAGGACGGTCGTAGCAAATGTGGCCCCGGGTGAGCCCCAGGCGGCAAATGAGCGATTCGAGAAGGTCCCCGAGCTGGGCGATGTGCGCCTGGCTGCCGGAGAGGGCATCGAAAACCATACCGAGGAACAGACTGGCTTCGTCCAGTTCCGCCGCTCGTTCCTGCGCTCTGTTGGCGCGGATGCCGGGCGAGGTCGTGTCGTGTACGCAAAAGGCGACAGCATGGAGCCGATCATCCGCGACGGCGCTGCCCTACTCGTCGTCCCCGATCTGGGCCTGACACTGCATGATGTGGCCGCTGGCGGCGTGTACGCCATCAACTACGATGGGAAGATGATCGTGAAGACAGTGACTCGCGACCGCCTGACTAAGCAATGGGTGGCGCGCTCATTCAACCCGGCCTATCCGGACATCCCGCTTGAGAACGGCACGCCCGTTCGAGTGCTTGGCCAGGTCGTCTGGGCGGGTGCGCGCCTGCGGGACGATGAGGCGGGGCAGTGGGTTCGATCATAATCAACTGATGTTGACCGAGGGCTTTTGAGGGGACTATGGCAGATCCGTTATGGAAGTACCGCTGTTTCAAGGATCATCGAGGTCTAGACGTAATAGATCCGTGGCACAAAAAACTTTCTGCGGCAGCCCGGGCGAATTTCACAAGGGCACGGCAGCAGCTTTCGCATCAGCCCCTGACAAGCTGGTCTCGGCCACATGCGAGCCCCCTAGGCGATCACATTTATGTGATACGATTCCGAGATGAGAACCGAACCCAGCACAGGGTCTTCGGTCATATCGAACAGGCGCACACTTCCTTTGTGATGTCTGTAACAGGGACTGAACGCGACAATGTCTACTCTCCAAAAACATACATCAAAGACGTCGGGGACGCTCGAAATGTTTGTGGGGGACAATATCATGAGCGAACATGCGACTGTCTCGGCGTTCCTCGGAACGTGGCATGAAACACTTTCTGAACCCCAGCATGTTATCGTAATTTCCCAAATCCGCTCCGCTGTTAGCAGCTTCTATACCGAAGCCAGCAAGTTCCTTACTGCTACCAGCACCGTCTTTCAGGAACTGCCTCGCGCTGAGATGCCAGAGGAGTGGAGTGAAGAAGAGTACCGAGAAGCCTACATGTTGGCGTCCATAGAACAGGGCGTGGCGTGGCAGATTCGCGTTAATCGCGAAGGCCGTGACTTGTCTCAAACCCAACTCGCGCAACTCATTGGCACTCGACAGTCGTCCATTTCACGATGGGAAGATCCGGAGTATGGCAACCATACAATTCCTACACTGGTGAAGCTGGCTAACGCATTTAAATGCGCGTTGTCGGTGAAATTTATCCCCTACAGTCAGCTCGCTATTGAGTCAGAAGATCTTAGTCCGCGCGCCCTTTTTGCAGCACCTTTCGATGCTGAGTGCACGCGTGTCGAATGCATGTATGACCATCTCCAGGAATTAGAACACCATGAAACAAGCCCGCGAAAGCTCTCATGATTCGATCGCGCTAGGTCAAACGAATCCGCTTGATATCGTACCTACCGAAATCATCTACGCCGACAAGGTGATCTCAGGTGGGTTTGGGGTCCAGGTCAGTAGGATTCAGCTCGGTATGGAACGGAGCGACGGTAAAGTGGCGCCAGGTCCCTGCATCATTTTGCCTACCGCGTCGGTAGTCTCATTGATCCTTAACGCAATCCCTGCCCTCAAAGAGGGCCAAATGCTGAAAGAGTTGCGGAACTTCGCTGCTTCTATTGAAGCGCAGATAAATATGGTGGACGTCAAAGATCCTCAAGCAAGGTAAACTGCCCTAGCCGACCAAGAGCCACCTCCGGGTGGCTTTATCGTTTGAACGGCGCCTAGCGCGGGACAGTGCCGCAGCCGAGCCGTACCCTTAAAAGAAAAGCTCCTCCGAAGGGGCTTTGTGCTTTCTGTGTAGGCCACGCCACCCCTACGGCTTCCTGGGCTGATCTGGTACGGAGCCCACCGATCCTGCTGCCCCCCCCGGCCCCCGATCCGTAATTGCTCTGCCAGTCGGAGTGCTGGACGAGCTTGTGCCACATCGAAGTGCAGTTGCCCCACGCTAGACGACGAGTCGACGCCGTCGATAACCGCGCCCACAAGCGGGATGTAACTCGCCGGGCGAGCCGTTCCCTCAAAAACTACTGATCAAACTTCACGTCAAGCGCACGCCAAGTCTTTGATTCGGGCGAATACTCCATATCCGCGGTATAGCGTGTCCGGACTGCTGCGCCAAAACCGTTTTGCGCATCAACCCATGACGAGATCGAAAATTTGCAGGTGTTGGTGCGAACGCTTTTAGCTTCGGGCATCAGCGCGAACGTCGCAGTGCCTGGCGAGCGCAATTGTTGGGCGGCCGCCTTCTGCGACATGACATAAGCCATCGTCTCATCGCCGCATTCCTTGGCTGCGCCTTCCTTTCCGCCGAACGCGAAATATAGCCCAGCACCAATAGCTATCACAGCAATGGCAATAAACGGGCGTGAGATAGAGGTCGGGGCGGACGGGCTGCTTTCTTTTGCTATATAGGCCTCCGCCTCTTCTCTAGTATCAAAACTCACGCCTCCCCCGCTTGACCCAATAAACCAACGCCCGCCCTTACCTTTGCGCGGCCTCAACTCCTGTCCGCTGGCCATAGCAGCCTCCCGTAACAAAACGAATCAACGATCGTAGCCGATTCCTTGCGTAAAGAATGTTTAGATTTCTCTTGACTCTTTGGTATAGATTTTTCTATACTTCATCCATGCACTCCCAGCCGCCTAGGGCAAAGCCCAGCAAACGGAAGCGCAGAACGCAGCAGAGAACGCCTAGGCGGAAGCCAGCTAGTAGGGCCGCGTTGAAGTGCCAGCAGTACCCGCTCTTTAACAACCAGCCAGCCGATGTTGCTCACCCTACCTGTGGGGTGTTCATCCGGCTCAATCGCACCTACGGGCATGGCCGTAGCTCTGCGCGGCATCCCCGCCGTATCCAGTCCGCCAAGCGCGGTACACGGTCAAGAGGGTGAGGCGTAGACAGCCAAGAACAGAAATGGTCATGCCGATTGGAATCTCGGCGCCGCCCGCCCTGAGCGCATCAGGGTGACGACTCCCGGGCCAACCGGGTAGCGCCGTGCAAGTCGGCAGCCCGCGCCAAGCCATCGTGGTTTCTTGGCTGGCGCGGATTCATCTGCCTGCGCCGTGACAGGACGCAGACCGATGAAAACACCCGGTTCGCCGGGGTTTCACTGAGGAAATGACCATGGACATCATCAAGCCCGTGAAATTTGAAATCGAACGCAGCACGCTGGAGTCTGGGCGAGTGCTCATCATGGTTGTTGCCACGATGAGCAATGGACGGAACACGGTATGGGGTGATCCGAGGACCGAACGCGGGGCAAAAACCGTACTTTCCCGCGCTGCGCGCCTGCATGGATTCACCGTCATTGGAGACACGGCGCAGGCCGCCTAACAGCCCCGGCTCATCCCTCGCGTGCGGGGGATCGGCAGGCGCTGTGCCTGAGTAAAGCGCCCCTCCCCGCTATATGGGAGGGCCATCGCATAGGAGGCAGGATGCTGATAATCGCAGCGATATCCGCAATGCTGTCTCAACCAATCCCCGAGGGATGCGGCCCCCAGAGTGCCGTATTGATGCCCACATATAGACCAGAACAGCAGGCATCGGGATATGGTTAGTGACAGAAAATCGGGGATATCTGATTCGACTTGCCGCCGTAAGCGGCAGATATCACATAGGCGGCGGCGTGGATGGACACGCTCACGGGCGCGGGGGCTATCCGAAAGGTGCTGTGCCCAGGAACACCCCGCAAGCCGGTATCAAGCCCGGCCCGCCTATGTGATGGTACGGAGAACCGTCCGAAAGGCCCGCAGTTTCAGGCTCGATTGGGCAAACGTCATGTCGCAACATCACCTTAACCTGCGCCGGGTCAGTGCGCAGGACCATCAAGAGTGCCGTCCTGACCAGACCCGAGGCAAAACCCGGCCGGTAAGCATAGGCAAGGCCAGCCGGCACCCTTGATGGTGAGCAGGAATTCAGCAGGCACCGGATCTTGTAATCCGGCGAGCCAGGATAAATGGGGTGATGTGCCGCTGGCCTCCCCACCGCTGGAATACGGGTAGCCCCCGGCCACCATCACTCCTTTCCCCGCAGCACCCCTCCCCCTCCAAGCCTCCCCGCCCATACCGCTGATGCGCAATCAGCGTGGTGGCGGCTGGCCGTGAGGATCGGACCGGGTGCTGCGCCTAACTCTCCCCAAGAAGGAACAAGCCATGAACCTGTCAGCGACTCTTGACGACCCGCTGCGCACTGCGCCGCCCTTCGAGGGGCCACGGGAGCGCCAGCCCATTGACGAGCAGACCCTGCGCGGCCGGATTGAGGCGCGTCTGGCGCCCCTGTTCGACCGCGCGCTGCAGCTTGACCATGACGTCGGCCAGATCGGCAGCGTCTATCCGGATCGGGCTGCTGCACTGCTCAATGACTGCGCAACCTCTGAGGTGCGGGACGCCTTCGCTGCCCTGATGCGCGCCGCAGCGCGTCCCTCACGTAGTCAGGAACCGGCCATCGTGCTGTCCCTGCTGAATCGTTGGCTGACGATGGCAAAACAAGCCGCGCTTGCCGATCTGGTGGCCGCTGAGCTGGTTGGGCCACGCATCACCTTCGAGGCGCGCCAATGAACACCGCCCTTTTCATCCTGTGCGGCCTCGCTGCCGCCTATCCCTTTGCCCTGGCCGGTGATCGCGCTATGGCCTTTCTGAGGAGGGCCACATGACCCCGAGCCGCAGGAAGGTCGAGGGCGCACGCCCGAAGTTCATCGAGTGGTTGGTGGCGCGGGGCGCTCAGGTGCTCCGCCCGACCAGCGAATGGGAGCTGGTGCGGTTCGACTGCGCCTCCGGCGTGGCCATCGTCTACGGAAACTCGAAGGGCGGTACCACGTTCACCGGTGAAGCGCTCAAGGCCTGGGAGGCGTTCAAGGGCAATGGTGCGTGGTCGGCTGGCGTGCGGACCAAGCGCGTGAAGCTGAGCCCCGTGGTGCGCACGCTGCTGGAGCGAGACGGCGACCGCTGTTTCTACTGTTTCGGCCATACCGACGACACCGACCGGTCTGTCGAGCACCTGGTTCCGGCGGCCCATGGCGGGCCGAACCATATCAGCAACCTGGTGCTGGCGCACGGAGCATGCAACCAGCGCGCCGGCCACCTAAGCGCCATGGAGAAGATCCGCATGCGCGAACTAGCCCGAGGTACCCAATGACCCGCCTCCGCACCCTCTACCGCCGCGCCCTGGCCCTGTACCTGCTGGCCTACCGCAAGCAGTGGGATATCAACGTCGCCTGCTACGGCCTGTGCAGCGCCGCCATCGTCTTTTCGCTGCTGCTGATGACCGGCGTCATCGGCCCGACCCTCGACGCCCACGGGGAACCCATCCACACCGCCAGCGATGGCGGAAAGACCGCGTATGCGGCGAAGGAGTGACATGTCCGTCGCAGAACTGATTGAACTGCCGCCGGCGGAAACCACGCTGCAGGTCTACCAAACCCCGAACGGCCTGGATCCCTACATCGAGCGCGTTCGTCAGGAAGTCATGGGTCAGCCGGTTGATCTGACCACAAAGAAAGGCCGTGATGCTGTGGCCAGCCGGGCATTCAAGGTGCGCAAGATCAAGACCGCACTTGACAGCCTGGGCAAGGAGCAAGTCGATCGACTGAAGGAAATCCCGAAGCTGATCGATGCCGAGCGCAAGCGCATGCGTGACGTTCTGGATGCGCTGGCCGACGAAGTGCGCGCCCCGCTGAACGAATGGGAGCAGGCCGAGGAGGATCGCATACAGCGGCACAAAGGCGCCATCGCGGGAATGATCTCCATTGTGGTCGACTGCGGCGAATCCGCTGACTCTCTGCGCGCCGCCATCACCGCGGTGGAGGCTATTGGAATCGGGCCGGACTGGGAGGAGTTCGAAACCGAGGCAGTCCGCACCAAGGAAAAGGCCCTCGCTGGCCTACGTGACCGGCTGGCCGCCCGTGAGAAATACGAGGCCGACCAAGCCGATCTTGAGCGCCTGCGCGCCGAGGCAGAAGAACGCCGCAAGCAAGAGGAGCAGGAGCGCATCGCCCGAGAGGCAGCTGAGCGAGCCACCCGCGAAGCCGAGGCCCGCGCCCAGGCAGAGCGTGACGCCGCAGCAAAGCGCGAGGCAGACGCCAGAGCCGAAGCCGAACGCCGCGAACTGGAGCTGAAGCTGCAGGCCGAACAGGCCCAACGTGCCGCAGCCCAGGCAGAAGCTAACCGCCTGGCTGCCGAGCACCGCGCCGAGCAAGAGCGGCTGGCGGCCATCGAGCGCGAAAAGCAAGCCGCTGAAGCCGCGCGCCTGGCCGAGATCAAGCGCCAGGCCGATGCCAGGGCAGCCGAGGAAGCGGAAGCTGCTAGCCGTGCCGCAGACGAGGCCCACCGGCGCGGGATCAACCGGGACGCCCTAGAGGCATTCATTGCTCACGGACTAACCGAGGAATGCAGCAAGAAGGCAATCACTCTTATTGCCAAGGGGCTGATCCCGGCTGTCCAGATCAACTATTGAGGGTGCCATGAGCAACGAAATCACTGCCGTCGAGGAGCTGGTTTACAGCGTCCGGCCGGCATTCGAGTCTGTTCAAACAGATCACGGCATCGCTTTCGAGCGGGAGGCTGAATTTGCCATCCAGGCCATCATGGGCAGCGACTTCGCCATAAAAATTGCCCTACAGAACCGGCAAAGCGTGATCGACGCCGTGACGAACGTTGCAGCGATCGGCATCAGCCTGAACCCGGCCAAGAAACAGGCCTACCTGGTGCCGCGTAAAGGCGGCATCTGCCTGTCGATCGGCTATATGGGCCTGCTCGATCTGGCGATGGACTCCGGATCTATTCGCTGGGGCCAAGCCCGGCTGGTTTATTCCACCGACACCTTCCGGCTGAATGGGCTGGATCGCCAGCCTGTGCACGAGTTCGACCCGTTCAGCAAGGAGCGCGGCGAGATCGTCGGCGTGTATGTGTCGGTCAAGACCGCCGATGGCGACTATTTGACCGAGGCCATGTCCACGGACGAGGTAAACGCCATCCGGGACCGGTCGGATGCGTGGCAAGCCTACCTATCCAAAAAACGGTCCTGCCCATGGGTAACAGACTGGGGCGAAATGGCAAAGAAAACCGCTGTTCACCGCGCCTACAAATACTGGCCCAAGACTGACCGGCTGGAAAACGCGATTCACCACCTGGTGACAGACGCCGGAGAAGGCATTCGCACGCAGCCCTCGGATGTGGTGGACATTGAAACCGTCGAAGCATGGGCGACTCGCATCGCCGCTTGCCTGTCTACCGACGCCCTGACGCAAGCATGGAAGGACTGGACAAACGAGCGAAAGGCCATTGGCGCCAACGCCAAGACCGATGAAGCAATCAAATCCGGATTCGCCAAGGCTGGCAGCGCGCTGCGCAAGGCCGAGGCCAACACTGTTGAGGAGTCAGGGGCATGAGCCACACAATCATCAACTGCGATCAGGGGAGCCAGGAATGGCATCGCGCCAGGGCTGGCGTGATCACGGCCAGCATGTTTTCCACGGTGCGGGCGAAGGTCAATGGCCTGACCGCGCAGCAGGAAAAGTATGTTGAAGCGATCAAGGCCGGCCGCAGCGAAGTCGCCGCGCGGGAAATCGCCGGGTACAAGGCCGCCCCCAAGGCCGAGGTTATTCAGCGTGCTATCGACGGAGAAACGGTTGGAGAATGGTCGGCCGCCTCCCTGGATTACGCCTTCCGCCTCGCCATTGAGCGGATCAGCGGCGAGCCGCTGGATGAAGGCTTCGAGACCTGGGGCATGCGGCGCGGCCATGAGCTGGAGCCGCAGGCCCGCTGGGAGCATGAGCAGCAATCGGGCCTTCTGGTGCAGCGCGCCGGCTTTGTCAAAACTGAGGATGGCGCATTCGGCGCAAGCGCGGACGGACTGATCGGCGACGCTGAAGGCAGCGAATACAAGTGCTTTGTCGATCCGGCCAAGTTGCGCGCCTTCTGGATCGACAACGACGCCAGCAGCGTCATGGAGCAGGCCCAGGGCTGCATGTGGCTGACCGGCCGCAAGCGCTGGCACATTTGCTTGTACTGCCCCGCCCTGGAGCCGGTCGAGAAACAACTCTGGTGGCAGGTGTTTGAGCGCGATGACAACTTCATCGAAAAAATGGAGAGCGACTTGCTGGCATTCAAGCTGGTCGTCGATGAATACGAAATACAAATGCGAAGGAAGGCAGCCTAATGGCAAGCGTCAACAAAGTCATTCTTGTCGGCAACCTGGGCCGCGACCCCGAGGTGCGCTACAGCCCGGACGGCGCCGCCATCTGCAACCTGTCGCTGGCCACCACGTCGCAATGGAAGGACAAGGCCAGCGGCGAGCGCCGCGAAGAAACCGAATGGCACCGCGTGGTCATGTACAACCGCCTGGCCGAGATCGCCGGCGAATACCTGAAAAAAGGCCGCTCGGTCTACATCGAAGGCCGCCTGAAGACCCGCAAGTGGCAAGACAAGGACACCGGCGCTGACCGCTATAGCACAGAAATCGTGGCTGACCAGATGCAGATGCTCGGCGGCCGCGATGGAGATGCGCCAGCAGGGGATACCGGGTATGGCTCAACCCCTTCGCGGCAAGCGCGCGCACAACCGAGCCAATACCCGGCGCAGCGCGGCGGCCCGGCTCCTGCACCTGCCGCCAGCCTCGCGGATATGGACGACGACATACCTTTTAACTGAGGGGCCACAGCCTTGAGTGCCGGTAACACCCGGTGCTGCGGTCTCGCTCGTTAGTATCAAACCATTCGATCATGCCGTTCTTACGGACACTGCGACACGCAACAACCTAGATATAAAGTACGGCGGGGATGGCATTTTGTGACCGTGCAGGGCTTGATGCTGAAAAGCCTGTTTGAAATCCTCCAGGGCATGGTCCGCAACAGTGCTTATCGCTTCTGCCGCATCATTAGCAATACTCTCTTGTACTCTTTCTATCTTTGACGTGGCCGAGTTCAGGTCCGATAGGCAGAACAGAATAGCCGGGTGGATTCGGCAGTACGGATCTTCGTGGAAGGGGATCTTAAACACCACCGAAGCGGAGTGCCTGAACGCGTTTAGCTCTTCCTCATTTATCCGCACACTCCGATCTCTTGCGGCTAGTCGAAGATGATCGGCCACCCAAAGTAGACTAAAAACTGCTTCATTAATTATCGACAAAACACCGTCGACCCGCTGAAAATCTTCTCGCTGCTTTCGCCTCTCTAGCCTGTGCGTCTGCCAAAGGGCGACAGCCACAGCCCCCACCGTTCCAAACGCCGTCAGGGCGCTCAAAACGCTGACATTGGCCAGCGCCTCTGGCCGGTCCCTCCACACCCAGCCGGCAACAAACCCTGAAATTACGCTGGCTGCGCATGCTGCAACCCAAAAGCAATGCAGCCGCAACTCCTCACCAAATTTTGTGTTGCACATGGCGCTCTTCCTGACGTTTTGACGCGCAGAGATTAGCCGAGGGCGCACCCTTGCGCCAGCCATTGCCGCACCGAAACCTTTCTTCGGAACTCCCCTATGTGGTTCAAAAACCTGAAGGCCTACCGCCTTTCGGCCGCTTGGCCGTGCCTGGGCAAAACGCTTGAAGCCGCGCTGGCGAAGCACGCTTATCAGCCCGGCAGCAGTCTGGAAATGCAGCATCTGGGCTGGGTATCGCCCCGCGAGAACGGCCAACTGGCCCATGTCGTCAACGGCCAGATCCTGCTTTCGCTGCGCGCCGAGAAAAAGGTACTGCCGTCGTCGGCCATCAATCAGGCTGCCAAGGCCCGCGCGAAGGAAATCGAAGAGAAACAGGGCTACAAGCCAGGCCGCAAGCAGATGAAGGAAATCAAGGAGCGCGTCACCGACGAACTGATGCCGCGCGCCCTGTCCGTCTACCGCGATACCCGCGCATGGATCGACACGAAAAACGGCTGGCTGGTGATTGACGCAGCGGCCGACGGAAAGGCCGACGAAGTCATCGGCATGCTGGTCAAGACGGTCGATCCGCTGCCGCTGGAAAACCTCTACGTGACGCAGTCCCCGGCTGCCGCCATGACCAGCTGGCTGGCCGAAGACGAGGCCCCCCGCAACTTCAGCATCGACCAGGACACCGAGCTACGCGCGAGCGGGGCCAGCAAGGCCACAGTCCGCTACATCAAGCACAGCGTGGACGCCGATGACGTGTGCCGCCATATCCAATCCGGCAAGCAATGCACCCGCCTGGCCATGACCTGGGCTGATCGCGTGTCCTTTGTGCTGACCGAGGGCCTGGATATCAAGCGCGTCACGCCGCTGGATGTGGTGAAGGAAGGCGCAGTCCCCAGTTTGTGCGACGACGAGCGTTTTGATTCGGATTTCGCCCTGATGACCGGCGAGCTGGCGAAGCTGCTGACCGAGCTGGTCGATGCCCTGGGCGGCGAAAAGGAGGCCTCATGAAGCAACAGATCATCAGCCTGCTGGAGCGGGCGAAGGAAAGCGGCAGGACGATTGGGGACGTGCTGGCCGAGGTGCAGGGGATGCGCCCGGTCTGCCTGACCTGCGACGATCACGGCGCCGTTGGCAACATTCTGGATACCGTGCCGTGCCCAGACTGCTCCCAGCATGCCGAAACCAAGTTGGAATGGATTACCACCCCAGATATCAGGGATGTTCCAGACTGCGTGTTGACCCCGAGTGGAATTGCGCTGAAGCAATCGCAAATCCGTGCGCAGGACGGACGCACCCAGGTGGACAATGACCTTGTGTCCAGCCTGCTCCAGATGGCGTCGGTAGCGCCGGCCAGCGAATGCGAGATTCTGCAGGCTGCGGCCGCCGCCCTGGCAAGCGCCCCTGTAGCCGGGGAGGCGCAGCCTACGGAAATACAATCCCCACGCCCCAGCGGCGTCCTGTCCATGGATGGGGCCAGCCTTCACATAAAGTCTGACGGTAGCGGGCAGATCATCGTCGCCGAGGATGATTTCACGTTGGAGGATGATCGAGACGAAGGGCCGGACGGCCCTCAGGGCAGCATTCATTGGGTAGCACGCCTGCCGGCCAGTGAAGTAGCCGTGCTCCGGGATTTCCTGACCGGGCACGCCCGCCCCTCCGATGACGCCCTCTGGGATCAGACGCTGATCGAGCGCGACGAATACCACGACATGGCCGACAAGCTGGCGCACGCCATTGCTGACCATCTGCTGGTGGAAATCGGCGAGCACAGCAGCAGCAATTGCCCCTGGATGCGGGCCCTGGAGGCCATCGAGAGTGCCGCGCCCCAGGCCAGCCCTGCCGCAGACGGGCGGGATGCGAAGGACGCGGAGCGGCTGGACTTTCTTGCCGATCAGGATGCGCAAATTCAATCGCTCACTCTCGACAATGGCACCAAATACCGCATCGGTTGGCCCGATCCTGATGAGGCGCAATCCGAATGGTTTGGTAGCCCGCGTGAAGCTATCGACGCCGCCATTGCCGCCCAGCAGGGCGAAGGGGGTGGGGCATGAGCCTTAACTACATTCGAAACACATACGGCGTGCCGGCAAAACGCGGCGCACGAGTGGAATACACGGGAAACGGCTGCGCCATTCAAGGCACGATCACATCGTCGCGCGGCGCGCATCTCATGGTCAGGCTGGATGGCGACAAGTTCTCGAATGCCTTCCATCCAACCTGGAAGATTCGCTATCTGGACTCCGCCCAGCAGCACAAGGGGGATGCGTGATGGATACGACAATTCTCGACCCTTGCTGCGGCGGCCGCATGATGTGGTTCGACCGCCAGGACCAACGCGCCCTGTTCGGCGATATCCGCAGCGAGGAGCACACCCTGTGCGACGGCCGTGCATTCAACATCACGCCCGACCTGAACATGGATTTCCGCGCCATCCCCTTCGAAGACGACACATTCGCCCTGGTCGTCTTCGATCCGCCTCACCTGCGGCGAGCCGGCATGGATTCCTGGCTGCGCGCCAAGTACGGCATCTTGACCGAGGACTGGCGCGAGGATCTACGGCGAGGCCTCGCTGAATGCTTCCGCGTCCTGCGCCCCGAAGGCGTACTGATCTTCAAGTGGGCAGAGGTGCAAATCCCGGTTAGCCAGATCCTTGCCCTGACCGATCACCGGCCGCTGTTCGGCCACAAGTCGGGCAAGCGCGAGAAAACGCACTGGCTGACGTTCATGAAGCCTGCCGCCCCATCCAGCCAGGGCGAAGGAGAGGCTGCATGACCCCCAACACCAGCAGCACTGTATTGACAGACGCCGAGCGCCGCACACTGCTCATTCGGGCAAACCACCCCGGAATCGAAGGCTGCCGCCGCGAGTATCTCGTAGCAATTACGGAGTCTGCGGTACTGGAGAAGCTGCGCAGAAATGTCTCATATATGAGTCACAGTTCAGTTCAATGCTTTATTAAACGACCACCAAAATGACCGAAGCCATCCAGCAGATGCTGGACACCACACGTAACGCATAAGGCCCGCCTGGAGCGCGCCAATCTTTGGAGCCGACATGGCCATTCTGACACCAGCCGAAGTCGCGGCCAGGTTGCGGGTCAGCCCCAACACTGCGCGGCGACTGGCCGCCCCCGGCGGGCCTATCCCGTGCTATCGGGTAGGCAGGCAAATCCGCTTTGAATCCACCGATGTTGAGGAATACGAGAACTCATGTCGATCTACTTCGATAAAAGCCGCCGTCGATATCGCTTTGAGTTCGACCGCGTTATCTCCGGCCGGCGCGTCCGGGCTACGAAGCTTCTTCCAAAAGCATGGAGTCAAGCTCAAGCCGACGCGTTCGACCGGGAGGAAAGCAGCCGCCTCTACGCGATAGCGCAAGGAATCGAGCACGAATCGCCATTGATCGAGGCGGCGGTTCAGTTCTACCTGGAGAAAAAAACCGACCTGAAGTCCCATAGCACGGCCATGGGGCATCTGGCCGCAGTGCTTGAGCACTATGAGGGAAAGCGATTCAACGAACTGTCCGAAGTGTGCGAGCGGATCACCTCAGCAGGCCAGAATAAACTAGCACCCGCGACAATCAAGCAACGCATCGTGTTGCTGCGAGCGGCATGTCGGTTCTACTGGAAATCGAAACGGCTTGGCATCCCTGACCCGGCCCAGCACGTGGCACTGCCGGAAGTGCGCAACGAGCGCCATGAGTACCTGACCAGGCAGCAAGCCCTGCAATTGGCCAGGGCGTGTAAGCGCCGCCCCGCTCGCGCACTGATCCTCATCGCCTTCTATACCGGAATGCGAAAAGGCGAAATATGGAAGGCCAAAATCGAGCCAGGGCGGTTTATTCTGGAGGACACAAAGAACGGCGAGCGGCGAGTGGTGCCCATGCTGCCAAAAGTCGCGCGATACGCACTCAAGCACCTCCCGCCGAAGATCAGCTACCGGTCTATGATGATCTGGTTTCGAAAAGCAGCCGAAGCTGTGGACCGGCCAGGCCTCCACTTCCACGATCTACGGCACTCGACCGCAAGCGCAATGGTCCAGGCCGGCACACCGCTCTACACAGTCGGCAAAGTGCTAGGCCATAAGAGCGCACGATCAACCGCTCGGTACTCGCACTTGTCGACCGATAACCTGGCTGACGCCCTGGGGGCAATCACTCAAAAGGGTGTGGGGAAACTTTGA